TTAAAATTCTTCGTTTTCCATGTGGTCTACTATTTCCCTCTGTGCTGAAGGATAAAGGTGACTGTATGTGTTTAAAGTTTCTGCCACATTTTTGTGACCTAACCTCTGAGCAATGATGAGCGGGTTGCTTTTTTTATGGATTAAATAAGATGCATGTGAATGTCTGAATTCATGAATCAGAATTCTTTTAACACCAGACAGTTTTATGTATTTTTCATACCGTCTATCTATGGTGCTGGTTGCAATGCTGTCATAGAATGAACCAAAAACTCGATAATCTGGTTTGACTGGCGCTGTTTCCTCCGCGCTTTTTTTTATGTCCTTTAATAAGTCCATGACTTTTTGAGGCATCATAATTATTCTGATAGATGATTTTGTTTTAGGCTTGGTAACCTCCCGGTTATATTCTGTTTTATTTATGTCGATCAAATTGTTTTCAAAATCGACGTCGGCCCAATTCAATGCCAACAATTCACCTTTTCGCGCCCCGCTGAAATATAAAGTCGAGAAAAAGGCTTTATATAAGTTGTCGTCAACTACAGAAATAAACCTTTTAAATTCATCGAATTCCCAATAATTAAACCGTTTGTTTACTTCCATTTCAAAATTCCCGGCAACCTTTGCGGGATTGTTTTTTGTATTATGGAACTTGATCGAGAAATTGAATACCGCCGAAAGTGTTGAATGAATCTTTTTTAGAAAGTCCGGGGAATATAAATCAATAATTTTGTTTTGATATAGCATCACTTTTTTAGGTGTGATTGATTCGATTTTAGTATTTCCAAATTCTTTGATCAGGTGATTGAATAAAATGTTCTTGATTACGTTGATGGATGATGTTTTTCGTCTCGCTTTGTACCATGTGAAATATGTTTCAGCAGCTTCTGAAAATGTAATTGATGAACCCTGTTCTTCATAGCTTACCAACATTTTTCTTTCTGCATCTTTTGCTGCCTTTTTCGTTTTAAAACCACGCCGTTTTACTTGTTTAAGAGAACCATCGTTCTGAGGTACACGGCATACAAAATAAAACGTCTTCTTATTTTCTTCTGGATAAACAGGCATACGTTCCCTCCTTACCGTAGGACAAATGAACTCAGTTTTACTTTATAAGATAGCATGTGATCCTTTCTTTGAAAAGAATATGAGGTGAAATATCATGCTAAAAAGGTATGAATACTTATACTTTAATATACATTTATGGTATAATTAAGTATCAGAAGAATATTTTTCTTTAGAAATATTGCAAAATTCTAAATTTTACTGCCACCGTTCGACAAAATTCTCTTTGTGATTATGTTAAATTTGAGTTGAAAAGGTGATCATATGGGAACAGTAGCAACTAGAGATATAAGTATTCATATAAAAGAATTGATAAAGTCATCCGACGAAAAGCAGAATATGATTGCTGCTAAAATCGGCATAAGCGAAGGGTATTTAAGTAAGTTTCTCAGCGGGAAAGAAATAAATTTTTGGATGGTCCGTGAGATCATAAGGTATCTTGACCCAGATAATGAAACTGAATTGATAAAGCAATATTGTTTAAGCGGAGTGAAGAAGAAGAATTACCCAGCAGCTTTAGAATATTGTTATGCAAAACGGCTTTTTTCGGTCGTTGAATCGTTGATTAAAAATCAGATAGCCCGAAATGGAAAATCTGACTTATGGTCAAAAATCTATAGATTCATCCTTGATTTTCGATTATCTGATGGAAATATAGAGTACATTGAAAACCTTAAAGAACTAAAATCAAATTCGGATGAAACAAAGGTGTTACTATATATCTTAGAGATGTACGGTAATTTTTATAATGGCAGGTTTGAGATAACTCTATATCAAATAGAATCTATTAAAATCTTGATTTCTGAGTTGAGTGATCCATTCTTAAAAATGGCTTATTCGGCCCGCGTTGAAGAAGTTTTAGTTAATATCTATTTGAAACAGAAAAACAATGTTAATAAGGCGAGGGAAGTAGCTCACTCGCTTTTGGAAAAGAATCTTAGTGTCAATCTAAATATGACGGCGTTATACATATTGGCATTATCATATATTTGCGAATCCTATTCTGCCTCCTATCACTACTATATGGAAGTCATAAAGTTACTTGGGAAATTCCCTGACAGAGAAGACGAATTAATTCAAAATAAAGAAGAAATAGCAATACTTCAGTGTTACTGGGACAAAGAAATATCAGAGGATTTTCGTGTCACTAAATTTGCAAAAGCATTGGCAGAAAAGAAGGCTCTTAATAAATTTTATAAACATGACAATTACAAAAAATATGCTTTATTGTTTGATGGTAAGGAAGAGGCATCATCGGAGAAACTACTGTTATCTCTTTATTTTTTTTCACAGCAACAAGACCAATTCAGAGCAACACTTCCAAAAATACACTTGATAAAATTAGGATTTAATTTTAATATTTAGTATCAGGAGGTGTTGCAAATGAGAAAAATGCTATTAACTCTATCCCTAGTGTTCGGTATACTGGCTCTTTCTTATACGAATGTGAGTTTTACTCATACAGCAAAAGGCGAATTTCAAACTGCCGAGATTAGAGTAGGAGCATAAATCATTGCCACCTGAAAAGTATATAATCTTTTAAAAAAAGACGCTGCCGTAACGGGCAACGTCTTTCGTACTTTTCGGGGATATTTCCTGTTTTCAAAAAAAACGAAAACAGGAAATTCTTGAAAAAGTGTTTATTTTGAAATTGATATTAAATATAATGGGAACAAGCGTTCTTTTTGAAAGGGGAAACATCATGCACATTTCATTTGAAAACATCATCGGGAATTTGAAAAAGGAAATTGAAAAGGAGAAAAATGCAGACACAAAAAAACTTAAAGTTGGTTAATCTAGGTCTTTCAAATGCCGTTCTTTTAATTCCCTTAATTCTTTCAAATAGTTTATAACCATTTGTAATTCTTCTTCTGTAATCTTACTTCCGTTATCATGAACAATATTTAACTTTTTAAGGTCATCTATCGTGATACTCTTTTGAGCGAGAAGTTGCTTTTCAGGTTCTGAATATTTTTTCAGACTCTCTTCATCAAAAAACAAGTATGATTTATGAACGCCTAAATAATCAGCGATATTTTCTATAACCTGCATTGATGGTTGTTGTATATTTCTTTCAATGCGTGAAAGATAACTTTGCGTAATTCCTATTGAAGCAGCCATTTCTTCTATGGTTCTCTTCTTCTCTTTTCTAAGGCGACGTATAGCTTCCCCTAATTTTAGATTTTCCATAACAAACACCCGCTTTTTTTTAAAAATAACCCTCTTACCTATAGGTAATTATATCACAGGGTATTCCTCACAAGAAATTTTTTTTGGAAAACTCTTGTATAAAAAATTCCTCTGTGGTAACCTGAAAATATACCTGACAGGAATTAAAGAGGGTGTGATTGAAATATTTCGTCTTAATGAATTTGGACAAATGATTAAGGAATTAAGAAAAAAACGTAAAATGACACAAAATGATTTTGCTCAATTACTTGGATTTACTGCTTCTTATATCTCTCGTATAGAGAGCGGGAAAGCAAATCCAACGTTAAAGGCTATTGAACAAATGGAAAAAAAGTTATGTATAAGAATTTTTTTTGAGTATCAATAGTCCTGTCAGGTATATTTTAGAGGGGGGTAATAATTTTGTATCTGAATCTTTTTATCGCTCGCAAAGAAAAACGAAAATCGCAAAATGATGTAGCTCAATATCTAAACATTAACAAGCAGACCTATTACCTGAAAGAAAAGGGAGTCAGTGATTTTACAATCACAGAAGGTCAAAAATTAGCTGTTTACTTTGGCCGGACCTTGGATGAGTTATTTCAGAAATCATAAGGGGGTCACAAGAGTTGTTTTTAGTTAGTCAAATATGGATGGATAACCAGTTTCAGGTCATTATCAGTGAATCTGCTTCTGTACATCAAAAAGCCGTGGATAAATTGGTAGGACTTGGCGGGGTTGTAGTTGCAAACAATCGTCAAGACAACGTTCTGGGTTCAGTAATTGTAAACGGCAAGCGGTCTGTATGGCCTTTGACAAAGACAGAGACCGCAGCGCAAGGAGGGGGAGAAAATGGCTAATTTTCGGCAAGTCTATGTGGAATTTTGGCAAGACCCAAAAGTATTAGAAGAATTAACACCGGAGGATAAATACTTTTATTTGTATCTCTTAACTAACCCAAACACCACCCAAATAGGTGTTTACCGTATTACCAAAAAGCGAATGGCTTTTGATATGGGGTATTCACCCGAATCAGTAAACAGTCTTTTAGACCGGTTTCAACATCATCATAAGTTAGTCGTATATAACTCAGAAACCAGAGAAATAGCGATTATCAAATGGGGAAAATACAACCTCAAGAAAGCCGGAAAGCCCATGATGGACTGCATCGAAAAAGAGTTAAAGCAGATCGAGGATAAAACGTTGCTTAAATTGATTTTTCCTCACATTCCCAATGACGCTATCAGAGAAGCATTTTCACGTTACGTGAACGATACGTACGACGATACGTCGCCGTGTAGTGGACAAGAAAAAGAAAAAGAAGAAGAAGAAGAAAAAGAATTAAAAGATATATTGTCGGGTAAACCCGACGACGCATCTTCTTCCGAAAACGAAAAGGACGAGGTTCCATACAAACTGATCATTGATCTGCTGAACAAAGTAGCGGGTACACGATACCGATATACCACAGAAAAAACAAAAAAGGACATCAAAGCACGCTGGAACGAAGGTTTTCGTTTTGAAGATTTTAAACATGTCATTCTTGTAAAAACAGAGGAATGGCTCAATGATCCTACTATGAATAAGTTTCTACGCCCTCAAACATTGTTCGGGACAAAATTTGAATCATACCTAAACCAAAAAGGAGGGGGTTCAATTGCTCAGAGCGGAAAGCCCGAGAAAGACCAATACTCAGGCCTTTTCTAAAGCGATCCCCGACAGGCTCAAGCATTTGTTTCCTGACAAGATCGGAGAAAGAGAATGCGAATCATGCGGCAATACGGTTCCTATCTACATGCAAAACGGGGTTAGGCATAGCCGATGTTTATCATGCGATAACTTAGCGCTTGAAAAAGAAATGATTCAATTTCAAGAAGAAACAGCAGCGGACGCTTTTTTCTGGAATAACAGTCTTGTCCCTCCAGATACACAGAAAGCCAGATTCGGAAATTTTAATTTGAAGGGTTTATCCGATTCGCAACAGGACGCTTTTCGCAAGCTGAAATGGTATGCGGAGAACTTTGGAAACTGGGGTGATTTTGATTCTTTATTATTGCAAGGGAATTATGGAATCGGAAAGAGCCACCTGTCTCACAGTGTCGCACAGCATGTAAAGAGCCTACGAAAACATGTCATCTTCGCCAATACAAAAATGCTGCTTAGAAAAATCCGAAACTCTTATGGCGATTCAAAAGAGACAGAAGCTCACATTTTGAAAAATATTGAATCATGCGAATTACTGGTGCTGGATGATCTTGGGGCTGAGTACGTCAGGAAGGATAAAGACGGGGAGGAATCATGGGCTGCTGACTTGATTTTGACAATTATTGAGTCTCGGGAGGACAAGCCCAATATCATAACGACCAACTACAACGTTGAAAGCCTCCAAAACAAATACGGTACACACGGCGGCCGGATCATATCTCGAATGATGCAAGGGACAAGGGTTGTCAAGTTTACCGGAGAGGACAGACGCATTAAAGGAGGTGGGAATAGTGCTTGGAACTAAGGCTGACATGATCATGCCCGGCGTTTGGCATTTTGAAGCGGAGCGAAAGCTTACCGACGCCGAACGCAAACAAGAGCTTGATAAGCTTATCGCTCTTCTTGATCAAAAAATAGCAGACTATCAGAACTTTAGGGGGAATGCAGTGTGAAACACGGGAAGCGCCCGACGCGCGCACAGAAAAACGTCATTAAGGCAAACGGCTTAAACCCGAATAACTGGCTTGTAAGCAAAAATCTGCAGCATGAACACCGGCTTATTATCGTTCATCGGAATACAGGAACGCTTCGGAGGTGCTGGGCATGAGTCAGGCGGTCAATGCCGAACGGTTCGAACTGGCTTTGGAGGATATGAATTATGAGTGGTCAATGGTCCAGCTAAAAAAGGTCGTTCAATACTGGCATGACGGGAAATCAATTCTTGATATGTCGGAATTATTAAACAGGGATTCGGATGAGATCATTTTGCTTGTCATGGACTTTGCAAGGAAAAATATCCTGCCCGCCCGTAAGAACGGTTTACGCGCTAACAAAAGAATAAGAATATCTGAGAAAACGATGAAAGATAAAATGTACCGACTTCGCTATTTGTTTGAAGAAAGCCCGGTGTATATCCCTTTTCAGGAGCTAAACTTCATGTTTTATGACAGTGAAATCAGGCGTTTCCGGGAGCTGTGGGCGGCAGATGAGTCTTATCTCAACATATCAAAAGAGCTGAAACGGAATGAAGATGAAACGTTATTTCTTATCATCGACCAAGCAAAAAAAGACCTCATAGAGCCTCGGGAATCCGGCTTGCTCGGAAAGGAAGCGTCAGAAGATGAACGCAACAAACAAAAGCTTCCGTTTTGAAAAAGCAACGGTCCAGCAACTTATGGTCATCGTGCGTTATGAAGACTGTACCCCGGAGGTAAGGAACGCGGCTTTACAAATGCTGATTATGAAGGGAGCGGCAGACGTTTGGGACAGGCAGAACGAAAGCATTTAATGGAATGGCTTTTGCTTATCGGCTCTTATGGCAGAGATTTTTTAAACCGCCAGACAGATGAAGAGCTTGAGCGCTTATATAATCTTCAAATCAAAGGCATGAACAAAGAATAGGAGGACAGCACCATGACAGAAAACAAAAACTTGCGTCGGCACGGCGAGGTTACAACACGGGTGATGAGCGAAGAAGAACGCATGAAGTATATAAAAAAACACCCAATCATTCCGACGGAAAAACCAAAGGCTGGTATGCAGCTCTTCCCGTCAAAATATTGGATGTAAGGACGGCCGCTAAAGCAACCGCCACCGTATGGTAAATAAAAACTCGACACTTTTATTATACCATACGGAGGCTTTGAACATGCAGCCAAAACATATATCACTCAATCAAAATACAAGTGTTTCTCAATTTATTGAGCCGGGGAAGGTGTCTGTCATCGTGTTAGACGGCAACCAAAACGCCGCGTATGTCGTTGAGGCACCTGAACACGGTAAAACAATCATTCAAACAGTAAAAGGCGGCTTGGCTCGTTGTGATTACGAGATCGGCCATAAATTCAATTAGCAGGGGTTTTCCCCTGCGGGGGAGGAACGGAAAATGTATCAAAACGAAATTGCCCGCAAGTGTGAACGTTGCGGAAAAATATATTATTCAGCTCAATGGGTTGTATGCAAAACATGTCTTTTAGACCGGGAGGCCCGGGCATGAAAGAATTCAAAATCAATTTATCAAACGGTGAAATTTTATATACCGGCTCTTACATTTGCACCCTTTCAAAAACGGCGGCCAGTACACCGGAGCAGATTTCTTTAGAAGCAGCAGCCGAAAAGCTCGCGGAAGAGGTAATCATGCAACAGGCTATGAATCGGGAACACCAGCGCCAGCAGGATGTCACGGTCATTCAGTTTCGGCAGGCTCAAGAAGAGATTAAGCGGCTTAAATACGAGAATGACAATTTCAGAAGGTTGCTTGCTACATTCACCGATGAAGAGGACGACCCTTTCGGAGTGGTAAGGAAGGCCTTAAACGGTCAGTTTCCTGCTGCATGGGAGGGTGATGCGGAATGAGCGGATTATCACAAGAACAAATTAACAAAAATTTGTTCGACGAAGTCCAGCGGCTCAGAAAGAAATCTAGGCATGACGAGGAAGAAATTCGACGGCTAAAGGTGGAGAACAAAAAATTAAGATCGGAAATTGAAGAACTGGAACAGATAACAAGAGATTTCGAATCTGCAAATAGCGATTTGGAAGATAAAATCTGGGGATTGGAGAATGATGCGGAATGAAAGTGAAACATGTTGATCAAGGTGGTTTGAAAAGTAACTGGCGGGAATTTGTTGATTTTGTTAAGTCAAATGGTACTGGCGCTTTTTTCGAATATTTCTTTGTCTTTCATGAAGACGAATGTGACGAAGCCTATATATTTGAAAATTCCTTGGAACTAGACGAATGGTTAGAACAGGAATTTTCGGAGGGGAATTATTACGAGGCCGAGGATATTGAGAACTCAATGGATGAATGGATAGTATGGGGGCTTGTTCCTGCTTCATCTGTTGAAAAATATCCGTCGTTATACAAGAAAGCAAGGAAAACATCAATTGTTATAGATGGTGAGACATTTCACAGAAAAGCAGCGACGATAAGCGTTGAGCAGACAGTTTCAGTATCAGCTTCAGTCATTTAAGGGGGAACAAAAATGATGCCATTACAAGTAGAACTGCAACGGAACGTCAAGGCTACGAAGGACGAAGCAATGACCGTCGAGCAGGCGGCCGAGCTTTTAAAGGTACACCCGGATTACATCCCGACGCTTGTCGCTCGGTCTGACGATCTGAAAATGATCGGCGATACCATTATCGCTAAACGGGATAAAACAAATATTTGGCTGGTCGGGGCATGCGTGGGGCTTTTCTTCTTCGCTGTCTCTGTCCTGCCGGGATTGATGGGGTGACGGGATGATCAAACAGCAACTGGGACTTTTCAGAGAAATCATTGTCGATAACTTCGCGGGCGGAGGCGGGGCCAGTACCGGAATTGAATTGGCTACCGGGCTTTCGGTGGACATTGCGATTAACCATGATCCGGCGGCCATCGCCATGCACCAAGTAAACCACCCTGATACAGAACATTATTGTGAGTCTGTTTGGGAAGTAGACCCGAGGGAAGCAGCCAAGGGGCGGCCGATTGGTTTAGCCTGGTTCTCCCCGGACTGCAAGCATTTTTCAAAAGCCAAGGGCGGAAAACCCGTCGAGAAGGGCATCCGGGGGCTTGCATGGGTAGCGGTCAGGTGGGCGGCTACGGTAAGTCCGCGAGTAATCATTCTTGAAAATGTCGAGGAATTTCAGACATGGGGACCTCTTACAGAAGACGGGAAACCCGATCCAGCCAAAAAGGGGAAAACGTTCCGTTCCTTTGTCAGAGCGTTAAACAGACACGGATACAAAGTTGAGTGGAGAGAGCTAAAGGCGTGCGATTACGGCGCCCCAACGATACGAAAAAGGTTGTTCTTGATCGCTCGACGGGATGGGCGGCCGATCGTATGGCCGGAGCCAACACATGGTGACCCAAAAAGTGCAGCGGTGAAATCCGGGAAGCTTAAACCATGGCGGACTGCCGCCGAGATTATGGACTGGTCACTGGAAACACCGTCTATTTTCAACAGAAAAAAGCCTTTATCTGAAAATACATTGCGGCGTATTGCCCGCGGTATCCAGCGGTTCGTAATTGATAGCCAAAAACCTTTTGTTATAGGGGAGCGCGGCAATACACTCATTCAAATGGGGTACGGTGACCCGGAAGGCCGGCGGGTGCTCGATCTGAAAAAGCCACTCGGCACCATAACGGCAGGCGGTAATAAGTTCGCTCTTGCCACAAGTCACTTGATTAAGCTCCGCGGCACATGTAGAGACGGGCAAACGGTGACGAACCCAATGCCTACAATAACGGCGGGCGGCCAGCACGTCGGCGAAGTCAGAGCTTTCTTGACGAAATATTACGGATCAGATACTGGGCAGGCTCTCAGTGACCCTCTGCATACAGTCACCACAAAAGACAGGTTCGGATTAGTCACGATTAAAGGTGAAGACTATCAGATCGCTGACATCGGGATGCGGATGCTTCAGCCCCATGAATTATTTGCGGCGCAGGGATTCCCGACTGATTATGTGATTGATAGAGATATAAACGGCGTAGCGTATTCGAAAAAGAAACAGATTGAGCGATGCGGCAATGCAGTTCCGCCGCCCTTTGCTGAACAGCTGGTCAGGGCAAATCTTCCTGAGTTCTGTGTAAATGAACATATGACCAAATTTACAAGGTTAAAGGCAAATTAGGAGGGTGACAGATGAAAAGTATTGAGTTATTCGCAGGTATCGGAGGGATCGCCCTTGCAGCTGAATGGGCTGGCATTGAGACAGTTGCGTTCTGTGAGCGTGAACCTTTTTGTCAGAAGGTATTAAACAAAAATTTCCCGGGCGTTCCCATCTTCGATGATGTATGCACCTTGAATAGACAGCTTTTAGAAGAAAAAGGAGTGATTGAATCAGGTGGAACAATTGACATTATTTCAGGGGGATTCCCTTGCCAGCCTTACAGTATTGCCGGGAAGCGAAAAGGCACGGAAGATGACCGTGACCTCTGGCCGGAAATGTTTAGGATCATCGAAGAGCTTAGACCCACTTGGGTTGTTGGTGAAAACGTTGCTAACTTCGCAAATATGGAACTCGACCGCACGCTATTTGACTTGGAAAGCGCAGGTTACAAAGGGCAATCGTTTATTATACCGGCTTGCGCCGTCGACGCCAAACATAGAAGAGATAGAACATTCGTTGTTGCCTACTCCGACAGCTTCGGACGCATGGAACGAAAGGGACAGCCGAAAAAGATTCAACAATCCGGAGAAGAGCAGTTACAACGAGAAAAAAGCAGTGAATCCCTCTTGTCAAAATCTTTATACAGCGGTGACCAAGCTTTTTCCGACACCTACAGCGAGCGATTACAAAGGACGGGGGCCGAACAGCAAACAGCAGGGTTTACCGGAGAGGGTGAAGCTATATCCGACGCCACTTGCGAGCGATGCGACCAAGTGGAACAACATGACAGAGGAAGAAAGACGAGCGAAAAAGCAGTATGTCAGGTTGGGGAATACAGTCTCAAGCCTAGAGGGGGAGAGAGTCGGTGGGCAGCTGAACCCGACGTGGGTCGAGTGGCTCATGGGGTTCCCAATCGGGTGGACAGAATTAAAGGATTAGGCAACGCGGTTGTGCCGCAACAGATTTACCCGATTTTTAAGGCGATTATGGATTGTGAAGTAATCAAAAATAAATATGTCCAAGACGGAGAGCCTGCGGACACTGATCATTGCACAGAATCACTGTGCTCTGATTAGTGTCCGTTTTTTATTTGAACGGAGGGACGGCATGAAAGCGAAGAAAAACGCCGCGCAGAACGTTGGTTTTAAAGAAAAACAGCCATCGTCACGCAAGAGTATTGAAAAAAAGCCGCAGAAGCTTACTGAGAGAGATTTAGAGAACCTCATGGGTGTGAACAGGCCTACATATAAAAGAGGTCGTGGCGGAGCTTTTAGACAGCAATAATAATGGGAGGGAAATGCTATGGATAAAAAAGATAAAAACAACAATGAAAATAAAATGGACCAGTTGAGATTGAACATACCTCAAATTGACGAAGAAGCAACGAGAACGAAAGCAGAAAAGCTGCTCGAACAATATCGCATGTACTTGTTACAAGTGCCGGAGGATTTTTTGCCGAAAGTGACCGCAACATACAGCCTTGTTCCGCCCAGCTTTTCGAATGAATTTCATTCCTCCACAGAAGACGCAGCATTAAAACGCATGGATTGGGAGATTGAAAGGGACCGGTTTTTAAAGAGAATGCAAAGAGCGGTTAACCGGCTTTCACAAAAGGAGCGGCAAATTCTCGTCATGCTCTATATGCAGAATGAAGAAATGTATGATTATGAGGTTTATGCAGAAATGAGACTCAGCCAGCGCAGCTACTACCGGACAAAAGCAAAAGCATTTTACCGGCTGGCCTTTGCTCTTCGCGTGGAAGTCTATAAGGACGGGGGCGCGCCGGAATGAATTTTGTTCAGCCGATAAGGGACCCGGAATGTATTTTCTATATCAAACGGTTTTTAAAAGAACAGAGCGAGCGGAATTACATGCTATTTGTCACCGGGATAAATTCAGGTCTCCGCATATCAGATATACTGGAACTGAGAGTAAGGGACGCCAAGCGGCCGTATTTCAACCTTATAGAGAAGAAAACCAAAAAGAAAAAGAGAATTGACATGACGCCGGAACTTCAAAGAGAATTAAAGGCGTATATTGAGGGGAAAGAAGATCACGAATATCTTTTCAAAAGCCGCGAAGGGATCAACAAGCCCATTTCCCGGTCGATGGCTTATAAGATTCTGAGGGCTGCTGCTGAGTATGTCAATTTGGATGATATAGGCACGCACACGCTGAGGAAAACATTCGGGTACCATTTTTACAAGCAAACAAAAGATGTTGCCATGCTGCAGGAGATTTTTAATCACTCGGACCAGCGGACAACCCTTCGATACATTGGAATCAATCAGGATGCCATGAACAACGCCATGAAGAAATTCAAGATATAAACAGGCTCATCTCTTAAACAAGATGAGTCTTTTTTCTGCATATTTTTATTGATTCCCTTCAAAAAGCAAACATGGAATTCATTTTAGGGATATCGCTTGAAAACAAGGGTGGCAAGGGCTGACGGCGCTTCTGGCAGTTGCACAGTATATAACATATGGGTAATTCGTGGATTGTGTGGATGAATTTTGATTTCCATGAATAGGAAGCATGTTTAAAGGCGAGAATTGAGGCTAAATAACAAATAGGGAAACGATGAAATTTGCTTTTAAGATAAGAAAATATTGTAATTGGACAAACCAATGTTATAATTAATGAGCAAATAGCATACGTTTTACCCTACTGAGAAGGGGGGAATCACGTATGAAAAAGGAGCTGGGAGAAATGCTGAAACAATTGGCAACTACTCACCGTTCAAAACTTTTAGAAATCGCAAAACGTAATACTAAACGTAACGAGGATGGTCTTACAGTTATCGAAAAGGGCGACGCTTGGCGGGAAGATGATGAACACTCACAGAGTTTCAGAAATGAGTATTCTGAAACAAACGAATTAGTATTGAGCTAGATTGAAAAAACTTCGAACACCCAGACCAGGAGAAGTCTGGTATGCAACACTTCCTAAAGAAGAAAACCCAAGAGATTTGATGCCGAACAGACCTTGCATTATCGTTACAGAAGAAAATGATGAATATCTTGTTATCAAAGTAACTACAACTGATCCGAGACCATACGATCCTTATGACACGCCAATCGAATATTGGGGTCAATGCGGATTAAAAAGAAAATCAACAGCAAGAGCATCAAAACTCATCATGTTAGCAGAAGATCAAATTGATAACTATAAGGGGCGCTTGGCTCCGAGTGATGAACAAAGAATTTCAAAAGCCATTGAGGATTATTTGAATTCTGTGTAGGGCGTCTGAGTAGACGTCTTTTTTTTATGACTTTCTTTACTCCTTTTATTTTGGCAGAAAGATGGCACGATAACGGCACACCATTTTGTTTTAGATAAGGTATTATGGTAATAGGTAATAAACAGGCAGGCGCTTTCCCAATCGGGAGGGCGCTTTTTATGTTCTCTGTAAACTGAGTCCGGTAAATCTCAGGATAGACAATTGGCGTGAATCGGCTTGAGTGCGGGGGCAGTTTAGAAAGAATATGAAGGAGTGATGTTTTTGAAAAAACCATCTACACCATAAGGTATAGATGGCACGATCATCATCTTTTTAAAATAGATTTGATTTCTTCTGGAAGGAATTTTACTAAGGTATCAGTGGAAGTCCTATTCAATTTAGCGGCTAAGGCAAAGTATTTTGCGAATGTATTAGCAATATCATCTTCTTTTGTCACATCAAACTTTTTAATATGTAACTGTGTTAGTTCAGTTGCAACATCCAGTGGATTACGCTGAATAGGGTTTGGTTGGGTAGTAATATCAGCCATATTTATCACCTCCTAGGTAAATTATATCTCATTTGGAATTTGAAGTGAATAAATTACTAGGTTATGGGAGAGAAAATAGAATGCCATCAAAAAGATGTAACGCGCCTGCCTGCCGTAGCTATGTGGATTGGGCAGAACGTTATTGTGAGAAGCACAAGGGTTATGCTGACAAGCAGTATAACAAAGATGTGAGATACACAAGGGAGAACAACAAGCGCTATTCCTATTACCATTCCAGAGAGTGGAAGCTCCTTCGAGAACAGAAGCTTAGAGAAAATAACTATCATTGTGCTGTCTGTGCCTCACAGGGACGTTTAAACAAGTCGAATAGGTTAGTAGTCCACCATAAGCACAGAGAGCTTAGAGACGTTATAAACGATCTTCAAGCGCGTACCGATCTGAATAATCTTGAGGTGCTTTGTCAGTATCATCATAATCAGGTCACGTTTGGGAAAGAAGCAGGGCCAGGAGATTAGTTTTTCCGAAAGTCCCCCCGCCAATTTACCGGGTGGGCTTTTTCATTTTCCTGTACATCGGCGCCCCGTTAACTTTGTAAAAAATGTTGAAATGAAATTTTGATTTTTACTTTTTCGGCCTTGTTTTTGATCTTTCATCTGGGTGGCCGAATCCTTGGCAGGTATGGGACGATCTTCATTTTCTTAATTTGCCGAATTCGCTCAAATTTATAGTTCGCATTTTGGACGAAAGGTGGTGGTTTTGATTGGCGAGACGAAAGCAATTGACGGAAACGTTAAAAGGGCAAATTACTAACGAAGAGCGGGAAGAGCGTCTGCAGCAGGAAGAAAAATTAAAAGATTTTTCGCCTCTGCAAGAAAACCCACCATACTGGCTGTCCACGATGGCTAAAAATGAGTGGAGGCGAATCTACCCGCATATTATTAAAATGCCAATCTCTGAACTGGATTCGACGTTACTAGCCATTTATTGCAACAGCTACGCTCAATATAGAATGGCTCTCAAAGACATAATGACAGACGGACAAACCATTATTGAAATTAATAGTAAAGGGTTTGAAGTAAAAAAGAAAAATCCGTCCGTTGATATTATGAACAGTATGTCAAAGGAAATTCGCGGGATTGCGGGTCAGCTCGGTCTATCTCTGGATTCACGTCTACGAATTGTAGGGCTTGACGGGGATGACGATGAGGAGGACCTATTAGGTGCCATGATGAACGATGACGACTGAGAGAATTGATCCAGGTACGCTTTACGCGAAAAAGGTTGTCAGCGGAGAAATAACGGCATGCAAAAAAGTAATAAAAGCCTGTCAGCGTCACCTTAGAGATTTAGAAAGAGCGGCTGACCCGTCTTTTGAGTATGAATACAGACCTGAAAAGGCAAAGAAGGTCATCAAGTTTCTTGAAATACTGCCAGACATATCAACGGGGAAGCCCACAAAACTGGCCCTATTTCAAAAATTCATTGTATACATGCTTTACGCTTGGAGAAATAAGGAGACAGGTTTTCGCCGTTTCACAAAAGCTTATATAAGTATGGCGAGGAAGGGCGGAAAATCCGTACTTGTAGCGGGTCTTTCGTTGTATGAATTGATTTACGGGGAATCCCCTAAGTTTGACAGGCAAATTTATGCGACAGCTAACTCAAGAGGTCAAGCAAAGACTGTTTTTAAAATGATCTCCATGCAATTGAAAAAGATAAGAAGCCAGTCAAAGGCAATTAGAAAATGGACAAAGATCATACAAAATGAAATCCGGTACCTGAAAGATGACTGCGTTATTATGCCTTTATCAAGGGATACTGATAACCTGGACAGTTTGAACGTTCTTATTGGAATTCTTGACGAGTACCACACAGCGTCCAATACAAAAATGATGGAAGTCCTGGAGTCTTCACAAGGGCAGCAGGACCAGGGTCTTATCTTAATCATTAGTACAGCCGGCTTTAAGTTAAACGGCCCCATGTATTCGCAAGAGTACCCTTATGTTGACGATATTCTAAGTGGCCGCAAGGAAAACGAAAACTATTTTGCAATTGTCTACGAACAAGATGACGAAGAGGAAATTTACGACGAGAGCACTTGGATAAAAAGTAACCCTTTACTTGAGGTAGAGGGTCTTCAAAAGAAACTTCTGACCAATCTGCGCAAAAAACTAAAAGAGGCTCTCGATAAAGATGATTTAAACGGCACACTCGTAAAGAACTTTAATATATGGCAGTCTGCTTCCTCTGAAAGCTTTATCAACGGGAACGATTGGAAAAAGCGCGGTGTGGACGATGCACCGGACATTACAGGAAAGCCAGTCTACATAGGGATTGATTTATCACGAACAGATGATTTATCTGCCCTCAGTTTCATTTATCCGTTAGAGGATGAGAATGAGACATTTTATGTGGACAGTCATTCATTTGTTGGAACCAAAGGTGGACTGGATAATAAAATTGAACGTGACAAACTGGACTATCGCACTCTTGCGAAAGCTGGGTATTGTACCATAACCGATAAGAAATCAGGGATCATTAATCTGCAGCAAGTTGTGGAATATATGATCAATCATATTAAAGAATTTGATTTACAAGTAAAGGGGATTTTCTTTGACCCTTACAATATTTCTTTAGTCTTAAATGAGATTGAGAAATATGGCTATGAAGATGTGCTGATTGAAGTTCGTCAAGGTCCTCGCACATTATCTGAACCAACAAAAGATTTTCGTTTGAATGTATTCGACGGGAAAATCACACACAGTAAGAATCCATTGCTTGATACAGCGATGCACAATGCAATGCTGAAAAAAGTGAATGATACGATTCAAATTGACAAAGCGCTGAACAGGGAAAAGATTGACCCTGCAGCGGCGATGATGAACGCACACACGGGCGCAATGTACCATTACAAACAAGAGGAATTTGACTGGAACACATATTACGAAAGCGAAGAATTCACCCTTTAAGGAAGGAGGGAACACCATGAAATTAGGAAATATAATTAAATTTTTATTGGGGGTATGCCAGTTTATTAGAATGAACCTGCATACTCTTTTCTTTTTGGTTGGGCTGTTTGTAATCGACTATGGAATTTTCCTTTTCCACCCGATCGCCGGGCTTATTGTGGCCGGCCTTTTTCTTGTTCTGATTGCCTTCTTACTCAATCCGAGAGAAGAGGGAGGGAGGTGATTGAGTGGCGTTCTTTCGATCATTAGATAAACAAAGCCAGGGGGCACGGGAATTTAATGAAATTATTGTCGGCTTGGACGGCCTGTCTTACGTGTCAGCAAGTGCAATTAAGAACAGCGATGTATTCACAGCAGTGCATACCCTTTCCTCTGATATTGCAGCGTCGCCAATTATGGTTAAGCATAACGGTGTCGAAGAAAAGGATTCTGATCTGTTCAGGCTGCTGAATGAAAAACCCAATGATTATTATTCAGGGTACTTTTTCAAATTCATACTTGTAGCCAATGCGCTATTGAACGGCCAATCGTACGCTGAAATCATCCGGGACAAAGAGGGGACACCCTTGGAGCTTATCCATATGCTGAACAGTGAAGTCTATGCCGAGCAGCTTCCAAACCGAAACGAAATCCTATACCGGTATTATCCTTCTGGCGGTAAAGAGAGAGTATTGAAGCCTGAAAATGTGCTGCATATTAAATTTTTCAGCTTGGACGGTATAACGGGGATGGGCCCTCTTTCCAGTCTTAAGCGTGAGATTGAAAGCCAGGAGTTTGGAAAACGCCTTGTTACTGACTTTTTTAGAAGAGGCGTCAACTTGAGCGGTATTGTCAACTTGAAAAAAGGCCATTTGTCCCCTGAAGCAAAGGACAAGATTCGAAATGAATTTGAAAAAGCAAACTCAGGGGGGCGGAATCAGCAAAGAATTGCTGTTCTTAGTGAAAATGAGGAGTTTAAGCAATTAGAAATTAATACGAAAGTGCTTGAAATCGTTAATAATTACACGCATTCAACAAAGCAGATCGCCAAAGCGTTTGGCTTGCCCGCCCATAAGCTGGGGATAGAACAAGTCAATACATCGCTTGAACAAGCCAACCTGGACTATCTGACAAATACATTATCGAACTATTTCACGGCTATTGCCTCAGAACTGAATTTCAAAATGCTGCCGTATCCTTTAAACCTGCAGCAGAAATTTCAATTCGATACGCGGCGGTTTAGGGAGACGGACGCGAAAACAAAGCGCGAGAACGTTATTGCCTTGCTGCAAAACGGTATTTTCTCGCTCAACAATGCCCTGGAAGAGTATGGTTACGAGCCAATACCAAACGGGGATAAGCGTTTCATGAGTTTGAATTACGTTGACGTTGAAATCATGGACGAGATTCAGAAAGCGAAGGCAAAGAGCCTGCCGATCTCGTCAGCAGGTGAAGGAGGTGAGGGGAATGTCTAAGGAAGTGGAAATCAGAACGTCGCAGGAAGGGGCATTAAAAGCCCATTCAAGCGATGATGGGCCGAAGGTGATCAGCGGGTATGCACTCAAGTTTGGAACCCGCAGCCATAACCTGGGTGGATTCATTGAAATGATTGATAAACGGGCTCTTGACCAAACAGATATGAGCGATGTACGAGCTTTAATTGACCATGATCCATCTAAGATTCTCGGCCGCACGTCTGCCGGCACGCTTAAGCTTGAGGTCGATGACATCGGCCTACGATTTGATGTCACTTTACCGAATACTCAGTACGCCACGGATTTATACGAAAATCTACGTGTCGGCAATATCTCAAACTGTTCTTTCGGCTTTTTGCTTGGGAAGAACGGTGACAGCTTTACCCGTGACCAAGAAACGGGATTGCCGTTACGAAGCCTGAGAAACATTTCAAAGCTGACTGATGTATCGGTGGTTACGTATCCAGCATATGAAGACACCGACGTGACGATCGCTCAACGGAACTTAAAGCAGTATGAACAAAGAAGCCGGAATCCGGAAAAAGAAAAGCTGCTGTTACAGCTGGATTTAATAAAAATGGGATTGTAAAAGCACTCGAAAACCGGGTGCTTATTTTATTTGAAAAGGAGAAAACACATGTTATCTGAAAAAATTAAGGAATTGAGATCGCAGATTACTCAAAAACAAACGGCGGTTAATACAAAAATCACAGAGGCGCAGAAGCGGGCCGAAGAAGACAAGCTGGACGAAGCTACAGCTTTGAAAGGTGAAATTTCCACTTTGAAAGAAGAGCTCGACGCTCTCAAGAAAAAGCTTGCAGAATATGAAGAGATTGCCGGAATGAATCCGGAGGAACCTGCGCCGGCTGGTCCAGATGAGGACGAGGAAAAAAGATCAATGCCTGTCGGCGGTTTCCGCACAATTCTCAAACCAGGGAAGAAAGAAGAGGTAAGAGCCTTTGAGGAATTTCTTCGGTCAAGAGGAGAAAAGCGGGACGGCTTAAAATCTGAGGGGGCAGAAGTGCTAATCCCTATTGATGTAATCACTAAGCCACAACAGGAACCGGAAGACGTTGTTGACCTTGGAAATATGGTAAACAACGTTTCTGTTACAACCTCATCTGGTACCTATCCAGTCCTGGAAAACGCTAGTACTGAACTAGTCTCTGTGGAAGAACTGGAGAAAAATCCGGGGTTAGCGAAACCAAAGTTTAAGAATGTGCCGTGGAAGATAGTCACTTACCGCGGTCAATTGCCAATTTCCCAAGAGGCTATTGACGATTCAGGGGTTGACTTAACAGCGCTTGTAGCAAATTACTTGCAGCAGATTGAACGTAACACACGAAATTCTCGAGTTGCTGCAGTTCTGCGCACATTTACAACGATGACAGTTTCAGGAACTGACGAACTTAAAAAGATTTTCAATGTTTATTTAAAACAGGCTTATAAGCGTGATATTGTCGCAACTTCTTCGGCATTCCAATTCTTAGATACTCTCAAAGATAAAAACGGGCAATACATTTTACAGCAAGACATTTCATCCCCATCAGGGAAAGTATTATTTGGGAGACCGAACACAGTTGTAGACGATACCGTTTTAGGTGAAAAAGACGGTGACGAAAATATGTTTATTGGTGACTTGAAAAAGGCCGTCTTATTCGCAAACCGATTAAAGGCCACAGCGAAATGGGTGGAAAATGATCTTTATGGACAGGTTCTTTCCCTGGCAATTCGCTTCGACGTCAAAAAAGCTGATGAAAAAGCCGGATATTTTGTGACCATTGATTCGGGCGCAAAGCAGCCAGACGATACAAGTAAAGATTTAGGGAAATAAAATAATAATAGAAAAGGATGATTGAACATGGCAGAATTTCTAAATGAAAGTAACGGAGCGAAAACATCAGCAAGGGACAACGGATCAGGGGAGCCAATCACAGACGTTTCTATTGCGGATAACAGCGAAAAAAATCCTCTCTTTGTAAAAGGTCTTCAAGGTGAACCCGGTCCTCAAGGGAAACAAGGTCCTCAAGGTGAACCAGGACCTCCAGGACCTCAAGGTGAGCCAGGCGAACCAGGTCCACAAGGCGAAAAAGGCGAACCGGGCGAACCGGGCGAACCAGGGCCAAAAGGTGAAAAAGGCGACCCGGCAGTTATTGAACCGGGCAGCATTGTAAATGAAATGCTCGGTGAAAAATCAGTTCGAAGCAAGAATGTCGGCACAGGCAGTATTATGCTGGAGCATCTGAACAGCGAGGTCAAAGACATCTTAACCGGCCTGCAAAAACAAATTGATGAATTGAAAGAAACACCAACAGAATAATGACGTGAAGGGGCGCGCCGGCGCTCCTTTTTGTATGTAAGGAGTGATGGAATGACGCTCGAAGAAATAAAGCACGCATTGCGAATAGATCATAATTTTGACGATGACTGGATTATGGAGTTGAAAGGGTCGGCAGAAGATTATATCAAGGATGCTGTCACACTTTCGCCCAACAGGGATGCATTTTTTGAAAATAACCCCAGGTTTAACATGGCCGTCAAGTTCCTTGTGGGTGCCTGGTATGAGCAGCGGGTGTCCTCAATGGACAAAGCACTACAGGAAATACCTTTCGGCGTAACAAACATTATCCAACAATTCAGAGGAGCTTATACAGATGCAGTTTAGCCGACTCAATACCCGTATCACTTTTGTGACACGAAAGAATCAGAAGGACCCGAAAAGCCGAGAAAACATTGTGGTGAATGACCCCTTATTTTCTTGCTGGGCGGAGATCAGAGATCAGAAATTAAGGGAGAAGCTTTCTACAGCCGGCACCTTTTTAGAAAACAGTATTACATTCATCATTCGCTATCAGCAGGTTAAGACAGTTACGAACAGCATGCACATCCTACATGATGAAACCCTTTACGAGATCAAAGACATCCTCCCAAACTCTCAGGATAAAGACCTGATAAATGTTCTTGCGGAGAAGGTGAGCTGATGGGCCGAGAAGATGACGGAATAAAAGATATAGAAAAAGAGCTGAACAAGCTGGCTCGAAAAAACGTTCGTGCTGCTAAGACGGCTGTCAGTGCGGGCGCGCAAATATACGCTGCTGGATTAGAAAAAAATACACCCCGGGGTCGAGCCGATCAGGACCCCCACAAAACGCACATGAGGGACAATGTTGTTTTTTCCAAGCCAAAAGAAGACGGTGAAATCTATTCAAATGTGGGATATGGAAAGGAAACAGCGTCAAGGCTGCACTTTTCGAACTTCGGGACGATCAAACAGCGACCTCAGCACTTTGTGGAGAGGACGGTAAATGAGTACACGGCCGCGGTGCTGCAGAAGGTGCAGGAGGTTTATAGAAGGGAGATGGGATTATGATGCTGCCAATTCAGGAAGTTGAAATGATTCTGAGTGAAAATGAAGTCCTTTCTTCCTTTGTGGACCCCGGCCGTATATTTTTGGTCTTTGTCCCGGAAGCCGATCAAGATACAGAAAAGGCCCCTATGATTCGAATAAATGAGCTTGAGAGCCACAGAAAAGATTATGCCGATGACGCGGCATTGACATTTGAGGTTGATATTCAAATAGATTTATGGACGAAAACGCTCAAGGAAGCGCAGCAGATTCAGCCCATCATTGATGATCTTATGGCAAAAAACGACTTCCAACAATATGCCTCTGCATTTGACCGGGACCCGGATATTGCACTTTACCGATATGCCCGGAGATACAGAGCAACAAAAATGATTAACATACAAATATGAAATGAAAAGGTGATATGAATGGCGCGAACAGGTTTAGACGGGATTCAGTACGGCGTACTTGATCAAAATGAAAAAGCAGAAGACAGGAAGAAAATGCCGGGAGCCATTGAAGCAAAACTGGACGTTTCTTCAGAACTGACGCCTCTCTATGCGGATGACGGTATATACGCAGTGAAGAGCTCAGGAGTGAGTGAAACAAAATTAGAATTAAATTTGGCAGATTTGACAACTGAAATGAAGAGAACACTTTTAGGCGTTCCTGTTGTTTCCGGCATTGAATTATATCATAAGGATTTGGAGCCGCCTTATGTTTGCATCACCTGGCGGCAAAAACATCATGAAAAAGGATACGTGTATTATGCTCTGTTAAAAGGTAAATTCGGTATTCCTTCTGCAGAAGGTAAGACAAAAGAAGATAAAGTGGATTATCAAACGGACACAATCGAAGGACAGTTCTTACCACGGAAAGAGGACGGCCTCGTATTCCTGGTTGGGTATGACCAAAATGAAGGTTTTTCACTTGACAAGTTTTATAAGATGGCCTATGAACTGGAGAAACCAACAGAAGAGGGCCAGACAGTAGAACTAGGAAAATAATAGGCAGCCCGGCGTGGCTGCTTTTGTCTTTTAAAAAATAAGAAGGTGGTTTTTTACATGATTAAAGCGGTACTGAAAGATTATGCTCTTGCAGAAGTAGACGAGAAAGGCGATATTGTATCTGTTCCAGAAAAAACATTTATTCAGCCATTTGTTACAGCAAGATATACGTATAGAGCTTTAGAAATACATGCAAATGCAACGGACGAAGAATCCGGAATGACTGAGCGTGATGTAATGGATGAGATGATGGCTCTTGTCTTAGATATATTCAAAGAGCAATTTACCTTTGATGATATTTTAGACGGTGTTCAATCTGATGAATTATTTGACTGGCTTAGAGATATTATTGATCAGGTTATGATTAAAGATAAAAAAAAGGCCCAACTGAAGAAGAAGGCCGAGGCGGCTCAAAAGTAACGGGCAAGCCCCTGAGCTATCGGGACTACTTTAACAAAATGAAAGAGATGTACATTGATTTGATGAAAAACGGGTACAAACTTCATGAAATAGACGAAATGGACATAAACCGTTTCTTTGCTCTTGTCGATCATCAGCATGCGGAAGAAAACAAGCTGGTGCCGGCGTATAAGATTTTTGGGGTGACTTTGTAAAAGGGTATCTAAACAGGTGCTCTTTTTTTGTTTTGTCAATTTCTAAAGAAAGGGGGTAAAACGTGGCCACAGAAGGCAGACCGATAGGAAATTTAGTCATTAATACGACGCTGAATGACGCAGGGGTAAACAAAGGAATTACCGGCCTTAGAAACAATCTAAAGACTGCCCGCACAGCGACAAAAGCAACCGTCCAAGAATTCAAAGCAATGGGCGACGAATTGACGGCCAGCAAGAAAAAAGTTGAAGGCCTGTCAAATGAGCTTTCTATTCAAGAAAAGATCGTCAACGAATACCGTAAGTCATATGAGAAACAGGTGGAGCAATACGGTGAGGGGTCTGAACAGGCGCAGAAATACGCCCAGCGGCTCAATACTCAGATTCAATCCTATCATTCTTTACAAGGCTCTCTACGACGCGCACAAGTGCAATACGAGCAACTTGAGCAGGCACAGCGGGAAGCAGGGAAAAGCGCTGATTCCTTATCAGACAGCCAGAAGGATATTGGAGAGGCAACCGAGACAGCAAAAGGCAAGGTCGGGAAATTCTCTTCTTTTATTGAAGTCGGCCTGGTCGGGGCACTGACTGCAGGAGTGGCAGCCGTAACCGGATTAACAGTAGCGGTCGGGGCAATGGGTACCAAAATGGCGCTTGACGCACAGAAAAGCCAAGGGGAATTCCGGGCGCAATTAGGGCTGACAAAGAACGAAGCCAAAGCGCTGACACAAACAGCCTCAAGCATCTGGAAAGACGGTTTCGGCGAAAATATGGATGTAGTCAAAGACGCCCTGAAACAGGTCCGTCAGAATATCAGGGGGCTCAGCGAAAAAGATTTAAAGGATGTAACCAAAGGGGCAATTACTCTTTCAGAAACCTTTGACGCTGATGTAAATGAAGTCACCCGAGCCGGCAACAATATCATGAAAGGCTTCGGTGTTGAGAGTCAAAAGGCTTTTGATTTGATGACGTACGGCGCTCAAAAGGGCTTAAACTTTTCAAATGAAATGTTTGACAACCTGAGCGAGTACGCGCCCTTATTCGGCAAAATGGGTTTTTCTGCGGAAGAATACTTCCAGCTCTTAACGAAGGGCAGCCAAGCTGGGGTTTATAATCTCGACTATATTAATGATGTCATGAAAGAATTTCAGATCAGAGTGAAAGACGGCTCCGATTCGACATCCGGAGCGATGGCGCAGCTTTCCGGCAGCACTCAGAAAGTGTGGAGCCAATTCCTAAAAGGGAAAGGGACAGTTAAGGACGTTTCGAATGCGGTTCTGGGCGAGCTGAAAGGGATGAAAAACCAGGTCAAGGCGAATAATATCGGGGTTGCTTTGTACGGCACCAAATGGGAAGACCTTGAGGCTGACGCGATGTATGCCCTCGGCGGCATTAATGGAAAGATTGGCGATGTGAACGGGAAAACGAAAGAGGCCGGAAAAGCTCTTCAGGATAACTTTGGGGCACGGCTGAAAAAGATAGGTCGTTCCGCCTTGTCTGCTCTTCTTCCGATCGGCAACGGCCTTTTAGATGTACTGGAGCCGGCCATGTCCGGACTGGAATCAGGTATGAAGGGCCTGCAGCCGGTCATGAACAGCATTTCTAGCGCAGGCGGCCATTTGAAAACAGTATTTACCGGGATTATGGATATTTTCAACGGTGATACGTCCAAGGGCGCTGACAAGCTTATGGACTTTTTCCCGGTCTTAACAGTTCAATCTATCATTGACGGCATTAACAGTATCAAGACAGCTTTTTCAGGGTTTAAACAGCAGGCGCAGCCCATCATAACCAACATTAAAAACGGTCTGTCAGCCATGCAGCCGGTCTTTTCTACACTCGGCTCAATTGCATCCCAAGTATTTGGAACTCTGGGCCCTCTTATAAAACAGGCCCTTGGCGGAATTATGTCGTTTGTGGGTCAGCTATCGGCACAATGGGGGACGTTTTGGAAAGAGAACGGAACGGTTATCTCTCAAGCCCTTCAAAATGTGTGGTCGGTGGTTCAGTTTGTGATGCCGGCCGTGCTTGCGATCATAAGTTCTGTGTGGGGAAACATAAAGGGCGTAATAACTGGCGCTATTTCCGTCATTCAAGGCGTTATCAAGGTATTTTCCGGCTTATTGACAGGTAACTTCGGTAAGATGTGGGAAGGGATAAAGCAGATATTCTCCGGCGCCATTAAAGTGGTCTGGAATGCAATTCAACTTTCATTCTTTGGCAAAATTCTCGGGGGAGCCAAGGCTCTCGGCGCTGGCTTAAAGGGTATTTTTCCAAAAATGTGGGGTTGGATCAAAAGCTTATTTAAAGATGGAGCTTCAAAGGCCGGAGGAATGTTTTCTTTCATGAAAGACAAAGCCCTAAAGCTTGTAAGTGATATGAAATCGGGTATCACTAAGAAGTTTTGGGACATCGTGGATGCGGCCAAGGCTCTGCCGAAAAAAATGGGCGATGGAATCAAGAGCATGGGCGGTAAAGCCTGGGACGGAATCAAAGCGTTTGGAAACAGAACGTTACGCGGCTTCGGTAAAATCATCAACGGATTCACCCAGCAGGGCATCAACTGGATTCTTGGAAAGATCGGTGTCGATACGAAAATACCAAAATGGGACGTTCCCCAATATGCAAATGGGACAGGCGGGCACCCGGGCGGGCCGGCTATCCTGGGGGATGGTAAGGGGAGAAATGCGGGACCAGAAGCATTTTTCACACCGTCCGGACACATGGGAATAAGCCCAGCTACAGACACGCTTATGAACTTGCCAAAAGGGACTCAGGTCTTATCAGCGCTTGATACAAAAGCATTTATGTCCGGCATTCCTGCTTACGCAAACGGAACAAAGAAAAAGAAAAAACAAGGCATTTTGTCAACGGTCTGGAACGGCGCCAAGGCGGCCGCCAGTAAAGTGAAAGACCTGGCGCTTGATGTGTTCAGCTATATCAGTAACCCCTCAAAGCTTATTAACAAGGTTATTGAGAAACTCGGCTTGAAGATGCCTAATTTTGCGGGCTTTGCGGGGGATTTTGTCAAAGGGTCATTTAAATTCGTCAAAAACAAGTTTGTTGATTTTATTAAAGACAAGATGGGCGATGCTAGCAACTTTGGTGAAGGCGGGACGGCTGCTGTTAAGAAGTGGGTTGCCCAAGCGTTAAAGATCAAAGGACTTGGATCAGAGTTCGCCGGAGCTCTTGAGGCAATAGCGATGAAAGAATCAGGCGGAAACCCGAATGTTGTAAATAGATGGGATTCAAACTGGAAAGCCGGTCATCCGTCGCAAGGTTTAATGCAGTTCATTCCCAGCACCTTTAACGCACACAAGGAAAAAGGGTATGGAAATATCAAAAACCCAGTTCATCAAATTTTAGCGTCAATCAATTATCTCAACAGCAGATATGGGGGCATTTTAAACCACCCGGGGCTGAAATCCATGAAGCGCGGCGGCCGTTATGTGGGTTATGACACAGGCGGTCTGATTACGCAGGACCACATGGCTGAGGTCCATAAAGGGGAAATGCTGCTGCCGTTGCGGCAATTCAGAAGAAGCCAGGCGCATAAGGTATTAAGCCAGGCCAGCGCAATGGTCGGATACAACCCTGCGCCTCAGCAGACGATTGTTCAAAATGATAATGCCGAGGAAATAAAGCTGCTGAAAGAACAGAACGAAACGCTCAACACGAAGCTGGACGCCATGATTACATTGTTAACGCGTCTTGTAGCAAAGGATAACAATAACTATGTGGACGGTCGAAAAGTGGACCAAGTGTCAGCTGATCGGTATGCTCGGGCGGCGTTTCATAATGGGGTGAGGTAAATGGAGTTATATATAGATTATGACAATGGGTTGGGGGAGCAAAGTTTATCTGATTTGCTTCCCTATTTTAAATTGGTGAGCTTTTTACCCGAGTCGCCAAACATTGAACGGGAAACGGCCAAGGTCCACAGAATAAACGGTGTTGTCTTGCCGCAGCATCCCAGGGACGTTACGTATAAAGAGCGTGACATAAAGGTTGAAATCCATATCGACTCAATAATTGCTGAAAATTTCTATCAGTATAGGCATGAACTGTATGCGGCTCTTGTAAAGCCGTTCCCTTATTATATTTCCACTGATCTGCTGCCTAATCGACGTTTTAAGGTTACCTGTGACGGCAATTTCAGTGTGCCGAAAGAAAAGGAAAAGAACTTCAACACGTTCGAGGTTCCTTTCTTAAATATAAATGGTGTCGCGGAATCGAAAACCACGTCTTTGACGGCTCAAAATTTCAGCGGCGAGCATTGGAGCCCGGGCATGAATATCCAGGAGGTGGACAGCCTCCAATATTCATTTGCCAATCAAAAGACATTCAGCGTATACAATACGGGCGGCGTTATGATTAATCCTATGGAGCATGATTATAACGTCTATTTGTATGCTACTGGGAAAAACGTCTCCATTGTCAACCACACTAATGGCGAAAAGCTCACCATTGAAGAAACGTTGAAGAAGTCGCAGAAGGTTTCGTTTATCAAGCAATACACTGTCATTGATAAAAAGACGCTCAAAACCTCCGGGCGGCTTCCGGGACTTGAGATCGGTTGGAATGAGTTCGAAATACAGAATACAAGTGATTTTAAAATCACATTTGACACAAGATTTTATTATCCGTAAGGCGGGGGAAAGATGGCAAACGCAGATTTTATAAATGAGATCGCAGCAGATGCGCAGCGAATTTACAAGAAATACAATATTCTTGCCTCTCTAATCATCGCGCAAGGATGTCTGGAAAGTGCCTGGGGGCAAAGTGGACTGGCTCAAGAGGGAAAGAACCTTTTCGGGATTAAGGGCACATATAACGGAAAGTATGTCCTGATGTGGACAACGGAGTATGATAACAGCGGCGCCCCAACCCGAGTTAAGGCGAAATTCAGGAAATATCCCTCCTGGTATGAGTCGCTGCAGGATTTAGCCAAGATTTATATAAACGGGACCAGCTGGGACCCCAACCTATATAAAGCCGTCATTGGAGAGACTGACTATAAAAAGGCAACTGCGGCTGTTCAGAAAGCGGGTTACGCGACGGACCCCAATTACGCAACAAAGCTAAACAGCATCATTTCTACGTATAAGTTAACCCAATATGATAATACAGACGGCTTGCCAGACGAACCGGATAACCCGGACAATCCTGCCCCGGAGCCCGGCCCTTCCTTCCCGAGTAAAGAGTATGCAGGGAAGGACGTCACGCTCAACAAAAAGCTGCCAGCTGATGTCTATTTCCCGCAATTGCATGTGGCTTCAAAAGACGGGGAGCAGGTAGTAGAAATAACGGGCGTGTCAGTCGATCTGACAGACGATAGGACCGGGAAGAAGTCTTTTACCTTTACGATAGAGAGAACGTCGGATAACGGCATAGAATTCGATTTGTTGACTACTGATAACATCCTTTACCTTGATGAAAAAAAGTTCCGCCACCAAAAATATTACATTACAGATGTGGAACTCGATCAACAAAATAGTAGGGTGTTAACAAAGACAGTAAGTGCAAGTCATGTCTTTTCCGTTCTGCTGGTCAATAACCGGGTGGATGATTCAGTCACAAAGAAATTAACGATTAAAGAGGCTTTTGATATTGCTCTTAAAGGGACTGATTTTCAATACATCTTTGAAACACCTGAAAGTGAGTTCCCGAGCGCGGAACAGGAGGGCTTTGGGGATAAAAATTCCACCGAGTTGGTGGATGAAATCATAGAGGATTACGGGCCAGAGCTTGACGTGGATAATTACAAAATTCATGTCTATAAAAAAATGGGGTCTCGTATCAACTTCACCCTGGACTCGCGCTATAATATGCCGGGCATTAAGATCAAGACTAATTCTCAAAACAGCACAACGCGGGCATGGGGATATGGGGCGTTAAAAAAGGGCAGCAGTGCCGATGACAAAAACCCGAAATATGAGTTTGAACCCATCTTATACATTCATCCTGATGAAGAGAAGTTCCTGCTTGATGGAAAGCCACGATGGGCCGAGCCCATAAAGGACGAGCGGTGTAAAAAATCCAGCCGCATGGTTTCGGCTTTAAAAAAGCATGTGAACCCTTATCCGGAAATAACCGTTGAGGCGAATTTCCAATACATTTATGAGCCGAAGCTTTTAGACATTCAGCAGGACTTCTGGAAAGGTGACACCATCCATGTGATAGCGGACACCGCCGAGGGCATCACCTACGAGGATGACGTTCGGGTACTGTCTATCAAATATGACCCTCTTAACCCGTACAGCAGCCCTGAACTCACGTTTGCGAATTTCAGAAAAGACATCCAAGACATAGCAGTCAGCCAAGCGAAGCAAATACGAGACCAAAAAAAATATATGGATGCATTATATAAGATGCTCATTTGAGGCGTCTTTTTATTATGGAAGGAGTGAATGACATGGTTCAACTCATTAAAGATTACAGCACGACGCGCAACTCAACATATTCGGCCCAGTTACGGAGCGATATGCAAAATATTGAAAATGTATTAAATAAAGTGGATGATGACGTGAAGCGCCATCGGACGGGGGTTGCCGTTCATGATTCGTCACAGGTTACACATGACGGGTACACTGTCGAAAACCGTTTGAAAAATCTGTTTGCGCGCTTTGCTAACCTTGTGCTGAATCACGACGGCAAAGATGTAAAAGAAGTCGTAGATTCCCGCGTAACGACGGATGGGGAAATTGCCGCAACATTGAAAGACAGGCTCGATAGGGAATTCAGCAAGCTCGACAGGAAAATTAAACGCGTTGTAAACGTTGATGACTTCGGGGCTGATCCAACCGGAAAAACAGACAGCACGGAAGCATTTAAGAAGGCATTCGGGTCCGGTAAGGTTCAGGTCGTTATGTCAGCTGGTATTTACGTCGTGAAAGGTTTGAAAATCCCTTCCTGGGTTCGTCTGGTCGGCCAGGGAATCGGCGTTACATTCTTGATTTTGAATGATGAGACACCGGCCTCAGAATGGGTCATCACAAATGCTGACTATGAAAAAGGGAATCGAAACATTCACATTGAAGGATTTTCAACAGACTGGAATCGAGAGCGGCAGGGAGGTTTAAGGGCGACAGGCGGACAGCATTCCACATGTGTTGCCTTTGCGAATTCAAAGTTCGTCTGGATTAAGAATATAGAAAACATTAACCCGGCACTTCACGGCATTGATATAACAGCGCCAACGTATGACCATCTGCCGGAAACCAAGTATACAAAAGACGGCTGCAGATATGTATGGATTGACGGCTGCGTTAACTCAGGGTATGGAGATGACGGGATAACAACCCATTACAGCGAATACATTTTCATCTCAAACTGCCATTGCACAAACCCGACGGGCCTCGCACATGCTGCGGGAAAGGCTAATTCAAACGGTATTGAGATTGACGACGGGTCAAAGCATGTGTGGCTGCTCAACAACTACACGGAAGGGAATATCCGAGGCGTTGAAGTTAAGGCGCATACTGAATGGCCAGCTTCCCAGAATGTTCATATTCTCGGTCACGTTTCGTATCGGGACGTACGGGCCTATGATTTGCGGCATATCGGCCACCATAAAGCCGAAGACCAGGAGAGTACCACGGCATACGACGTAACGCTGACAGACTGTACAGCAATAGAACCGGTATTTAATGATTTGTATGAAGGAATAAGCCCGCGGGCTCTGGTTGTGTCAGCTTACAAAAACGTTCAGATTGTCAATTTTACTGCGATCGGAGACCCTGACTATGATTATAAAAACGGCCCGATGGTTGCGTTTCAGTATCGCAGCAGGTACATCACAGTTAATGGGATTAAAATGAGAGGGTTCAGAAAGGCTTCTCACGACATCCGAGTGATCGGCGGCCCGCAAAAATCCGATTATGTAAAAATCTCAAACTTTGACATTCTCGACTCTGCTCCTGTCGGCATTGGCCTGGGCGGCGGTGTGTATCATTCAAATATCATAAATGGAACCCTGATCGGGAAAAACGGCTCAGCCGGGATTGAATCCCCAAACAATCAGACAACCATTGTAGGTGTGGAGACGGCCGGTTATAAGGTGTCCGCAAGATTGGCCGGCAGAGAATACAGCACTATCCCCACAAGAGTTAAAGGCGGATTTATGGGCGGCAATACTTCCGGATCAGCTCTGCATGAAGCAAGCGCCATTTTGGGAGGCACAGGCGACAACGTCGCTAAAGGTCCCGCCAATGTCCTGCTGGGTGTCCGGGGGGGCTCAACAACAGAGGGATCACGTCAAGCGCTAATAGCCGTTAATAACTGCCACACAAAAGGTGACGGCAACTCAAGGGCTATTCTTGCATCTCAGGGGGTTATCAACGATAACGCATATAGCGTTAGAGGCGGTTATGGGACAGGAAGTGCCTCAACAAAAAATACGAGATGGGAACTTGATTCGTCAGGCGGACATATCCGCGGCACGGGACGGGTAGAGAGCGTCTCAGATTTCAAAGACTTTGCGGAATATTTTGAGTCTGCTGACGGCAAGAAAATTGATTCTAGTTATCTCGTTGCGCTAGAAGGCGAAAAGATTCGAAAAGCGGAAAAAGGGGACAAGATTCTCGGGGTTGTTTCCGAAACTGCCGGCCTGGTGCTCGGCGGTGCTGCGTTCTATTGGAACGATCAGTACGTAAGAAACGAATTCGGGGGCACAGTTTACGAAACAGTTTTCCGCGGCGGCGAGGAAATCCGCATCCCTAAACTTAATCCCGACTACGACCCCTCTCTCGAATATGTGCCGCGTGACTCTCGTGACGAATGGCATGTCATCGGCCTGATCGGCCAGGTCTTTGCCAGGATTGACGAAACAGTGAACGTAGGGGATAGCGTATCAGCAATTGGCGGCATCGCAACTAAAGCAGAAAGCGGAGGATATGGAACGGTTATGAGAATCAAGTCCCCGTATAATGCGGAAAAAGGATACGGTGTAGCACAAATGATTGTTACGCCGCAGCACTAAGGAGGAAAAGGAATGTACAAAACGGGGGGCATCGCATTTGATATTAATGCGAACCGGACAAACGGGCGAACCACGAACATCCAATTCATGACGCAGGACACGGGCAGCGCGAAGCTGTCTTTTTCTTTTACAAAGGATGGAACGCCGTTGCCTCTGTCTGCCGTAGACGCGAAAATTGTTCTATTGTATGCTGATGGGTCATTTTACAAAAAGAGCCTTACCATCACTGATAAGGTGAACGGGCATGCGGAATATGTGCTTTCAGATGAAGAGCTTAAGCATTATGGAGCCGTTAAGGCTGAAATCAAACTATATTATACAAACGGGCAAGCGCTGGCGACTTCACTTTTTACCTTCTCTATCGCTAAAACGCTAGAAGATCAGAACATCATTCCGACAGCTGACTATTACATTGACGATTTTGAAACGCTGAAAGACGGGATAAACCATACTGTCGAAGAGATCAGCCGGACCGTCGAGGAATTACAGAAGAAATTTGCCGATCTTGAAGCCATTGAAACGAAAAAGGGAGCGCAGGAGAAGGCGGATGCGGCAGAGGAGAACGCCAAGGCTTACACAGCTAAACATGTGAACGATCAAGAAAAGCATGTTTCTGCAGCAGATCGGAAGGCTTGGGACGCCAAGGAAACCCCTTCGGGTGCTCAAGATAAAGTAAACCTGCACGCCAACAACACGGACATTCACGTTACGGCCGAAGATCAGGCGTATTGGGATGATATGACCCGGCAGTTCAAAGCTCATAATTACAACCAAGAACGGCACATATCGGCAGTTGAGCGGAAGACATGGAACGGGGCCGCCACCTATGCCAACATTATGCTAAAAAACGGGGCTGCCGCAGGGACCCGAACGCCTATATACGCAAAATGGGGGCCTCTTATCTTATTAAGGGGGCATGTTAGAACTGAACCAGAAATCATATTCGGCTCCATCCCCGCGGAATACGCACCTGCTGGCGGTTCCGTTATAACAGTGCCGTTAAGTGGTACAGGCGGCACAGCCAATTTAATCATTTATGATAATGGGGATTTAAAAATAAAATATCCGGACCCGGCGGACTCAAGTAAGATGGGCGGAGGCTACTATCTGGATGTGGTCGTGGGCTTTCAGGAAGGAGGGACAGCATGATTCAGGTTTATGAATACGATGAAAATTTCATTTTGATTAGACCCGTTCCGATTGAGCCTGATGAAGAAGGAAACTATACAATCCCTGAGAATTGTACAACCGTCCAGCCTCCGCCTTTCATAAAGGCGATGTATCACCCCGCTGAGAAGACATGGACGGAAGCCGCCACCCAGGAAGAGAAAAAAGCCCTGGAAAAGCAAATTGAAAGCGGGCGGGTGCCTTTTACCGTTGATGAATTGAAAGCTCAGAACGCGGCCATCACAACGCAGCTTGCGGAAGCGCAGAGCCTGGCCGAGTCACAAGCGCAAATGATTGCCAATCTTTATCTAATGCTGGCGGAGGGAGGGAAAGGGTTATGATGGATTGGTTTACAAGCGTTAAAACCATCTACGGATGGGGGCCGCAGTATTACAGTAATGCAGACGTGGCCCGTTTTGTTGAGTGGGGAAGAATTACTGAAGAGCAATATAAACAAATAACCGGCTTAACCTATCCAATGACAAAACAACCTGTCAGTGTGGATTTAGGCAACGTCGCAAACTGATCGACACCCCAGCGGTGTTTTTTATTTTGCCTCGAAGGAGGTGATAACAATTGGAGGGAATACACGTGTGGATGAATTTTGAAAGCTTACAGATCGCAAGAACATATCTTTTCGGGGAGGTGAAATACCTTGACTTACTTCTGATCCTCAGCATTTTGGATGTCATCACCGGCATTATCAAAGCGTGGAAAATGAAGCAGCTCCGGAGCCGCAGCGCGTGGTTCGGATATGTCCGGAAGATGCTCAGTTTTATGGTGGTCATCGTCGCAAACATTATTGATACGATAACAAATTTGAACGGTGTTCTGACCTTTGGAACCGTTCTTTTTTATATCGCAAATGAGGGCCTGTCCATTACGGAAAACTTGGCACAGATCGGCGTTAAAATTCCGGCCGTCATCACTGACCGGCTTCACGTAATTGAAAGCGACAACGACCAGAAAACAGAAAAAGACGATCAGGCAGCAGGTTAATCCGGCTGCTTTTTTAATTCCAAAACAGAATAGGAGAGATTTTTCATGACAATTGCAGTGAAAAAGAGATTAGTTTCAAGCGAAGAATACAGCCTGAAATGCCCGAATCCAATGACGCCGGAGTATATCACCATCCATAACACAGCAAACGACGCATCAGCCGCCAATGAAATCAGCTATATGACGGGAAACAGCGAATCGACAAGCTATCATTTTGCCGTCGATGATAAAGAGGTAATTCAGGGGATTCCGCTGGATCGGAATGCTTGGCACTCTGGCGATGGCACAAACGGTACCGGGAACCGTAAATCTATCGGCGTGGAAATCTGTTACAGCAAGTCAGGTGGTGCGCGTTACCGGGCAGCAGAGGCGCTGGCTATCAAGTTCGTGGCTCAGCTTCTTAAAGAGCGCGGATGGGGCGTTGATAAAATCAGAAAGCATCAGGACTGGAACGGAAAATACTGCCCGCATCGTATTCTGTCAGAGGGGCGCTGGGATCAAGTGAAAGCGGCCATTGCTGCAGAATTAGAACGTCTTGGGGGTAAAAAAGCACCCAAACCACCAACGAAGACAGAAACCAAGACAAGCGGGGCGACGTACACCGTCAAGAAAGGCGATGCTCTTTCTGTCATTGCGCAGAAAAATGGCGTGAGCATGGCCACCCTGCAAAGGTTGAACGGCATCAAGAATCCGAATTTTATCAAAGTCGGCCAAGTATTAAAGCTGACTGGCTCGGCTAGCTCTTCATCTGGTAAAAAGAAATCATCTTACACGCTACCATCAGGCGTTTTCAAAGTAACAAGCCCTTTAACTAAAGGCACGGCCGTAAAACAGATTCAGACGGCGCTGGCGGCTCTCTATTACTATCCGGACAAAGGAGCAAAGAACAACGGAATAGATGGCTATTACGGACCGAAGACAGCAAATGCAGTCAAACGGTTCCAGTCCATGTATGGACTGCCTGCTGACGGCATCTATGGGCCGAAGACAAAGGCGAAGATCGAAGCCCTATTAAAATAAAAAGCCCTCTGAGAGGGCTTTTTTTATTGTCATGAGTTTTCATTGTTTCTTTTTTTTATAGTCTCATTAATCTTCATAATAATATAAATTGGAATAAACAAAAAAATGAATAGTAGCGGAAAACTCAAGGAACTACCATAATAAACAATAACACCACAAATTAAAGCAATAAGTATTGTCATGATCAACTCTCTCAT